ATTTAAGGAAGAGGATATGAAAAGCATAAAATTAACCATCCCTCTCACCCCGTGCAGCCTGAACGTCTGGCAACGCTCTCATTGGGCCAAGAGGAGAAGGATACAGGACGAGTGGGATGTCGAGGTGGTCAAGGCATTGGCTCAGGCAGGGGAAGGGGCGCGGCTAGTCAGGTTGTTCGAGAGGGCGAAAATTAGGATTAGGTATTACTTCAGGACAAAGCATAAGAGGGATAAGGATAACTATACGCCCAAAGTAATTATGGATTGTTTGAAAGGGCGGGTGATTGTGGATGATTCTAACGATAGGATTGACTTGGATTGGGAATTATTGTATGATAAGAAAGCAAGGACGGAGATTGTGGTGGAGGAGGTTAATGGAAATTAAAGATCATTCTATATATATTGATGATTATTTTTTGGAAAGAGGCCGACCTTGGATTGTTACCGGGCGAGTTTATGCTGATGACATTCAGCTTTTCGTTCCCAATGGCTGTGGGATAGGTTATGTTAAACGGGCGTTTTTAGCTTGGTGGAGACTAAAGAAAAATAAACAAATAAATTGGTTGACCACACACAAATATTCTAAGAGATGGAGGGCTAATATTTTAATTCGGTGGCTTCCAGAGGAAGCAGAGAAAATGGAGAAATTCGATAACTATAATTTGGATAAGGGCTATGTGGTTAAGCCTGATGGGCCAGGAGTTAAGAAGTTTGGGAGGATAAAAGAAGGCTTGACTTCCCCCTTTATTCTGCTATCATCATAGTGGCTCTGTGGCGTTCTGGCGCCAGGTAAGTAGATGAAGTTATCAAACACAACCATTGAGTTCCAGAAAACAATAGGGATAGCCGAATGACTATCACGGCGCAGAGTGGGGAATCCTGCCAGAGCCACTTAAAGGAAATTAAATGAATAAAGAGGGTAAGATTAGAGAGGATATATTATCTTTTGGGGTTGAATGGAAAAGACAATTAGCCGAAGAACTCAAAGAAACTTGGGATACCTACAAATCGGTATTTAGACCCTATAAAATAGAAGCCAAAAAGGGGGCTTGACATTTTAAATTTTTAGTATATACTGTAGTTTAATAAGACGAACATAGACGAACACTAACACGACAATCAGGAAAATCCTTAAAAGGAGGGGTTTTCTTAGTTGTCGTTTTTTGTTAAATATATAATCGTTAGATAGCATAAATAACCAAAGGGAGCGCCCACAAGTCCGCCGCCAAGCAGTCTTGTTTTATGGGATATTCTCCCTGGCACTCCCATTTTTATTATAGTCATTTTTGGAAAAAGTCAAGGGATATAGTAGCAAAGTAGTTGCAAAATCGCTAGTAGTAGAAGGGAAAAAAATAAAAAGGGGGAAAGTGAGATATGATTGAAAAGATTTTCGGATTTAGAACCGATTTTAGACGAAGAAGGTCAAGAACTCCCGATTGAGGAGACCATTACCGAAGAAGACAATATCTTTTTCGACAATGGAGTCTCGAATTGGAGAGGGTCAAATTATTGGCTGGAATAAGTGAAGAATTGCCAGACGAGGTGCAGGACGGGCTGGCGCTAGAAATGATAATTGCTGATTTTCAGGGCGTAGCGGATGAGTCGGTGGTATGATAATGAAAGCCTATTTGTGGGTATATAAATCTAGATTTATGATGTGGAAGGAGAGAAAATCTCCTATAGATAAGGAAATAACCCTGACTTGGTGGCAGTATTTGTCGTATTCTGTGCTACAAAGAGTCTGGATAAAATGGCAAGACAAGCTGTATGATATGTATTTCAAGAGAGAAGAGCAATGTTAAAATGTTGTTATATAACAGCCTGGTTATACAACTAGGTGGTGCGGATGGAGATAACCTTCTCAGCCCTCATTAAGAAAATAGAGATTAAGGCGCTGGTGTCGCTAGATAAAGCGGCAAGATTAACGATAGATTTGAGCGGGGAAGATCCCGAGGTTATTGATGGATTGAACAGGCTGATGAGAGCAGATAGAGAAATTAAGGTTACAATTAAAGATAATTTGTAAAACAAATGAAAACAAAAAGAGGCAATCCAAGCTGGGCAAAGGGGGTTTCAGGCAATCCAAACGGACGGCCCAAAAAGCCTGAGATAGAAGAGCTACGCAAAGCTATTAAATCAGTCGAGAAGCAAAAGAAAAAGAAGCTCTTACAACACTTTATAGAGCGCGCTTTTAAAAGCGATGCGGTGCTCGTCGCAACCATTAAGAAGCTCATTGCCGATAAGACTCAGGTAGAGGGAATTCTCGATGGTGATCTTAAGATAACGGTAATCTCCGCAATCCCTGAACACAAGAATGCAGATTGATCTTTCTCAAATCTATAAGCCGACAAAAAAACAAATATTGGCCCACGAGGCCCCTGAGATGTACCTGCTCTTCGGGGGAGCGATGGGGGGAGGAAAGTCAGCTTTTCTGGCAAATGAGGGAATAAGACTTAGCCTTAAGTATCCAGGTAACAGGGGATATCTGTGTCGGCACGAGAATGTCACTTTCAAAAAGACTACCCTGTTGACCCTAGAGAAGTTTCTACCAAATGAGCTGATAAAGCGCCATCATAAGAGCGACCAGTATTACGAACTAATCAATGGTTCTTTCATATACTACGGGGGCTTAAAACCCACGCAATCTGACAAGCCCATCGACCGCATAAAGTCAATGGATCTAGGCTGGTTCGGCATAGACGAGGCTACTGAGACCCAGGAAGAGTATTTCCTTATCCTTTCCTCACGCTTGAGATTGAATCTTCCGGGAATAAAATATTACGGTTTATTGGCGACTAACCCGGAACCGGGATGGGTGAGATATAGGTTTATAGAACAGAGTTTACCCAACCACCGGTTCATTCCGGCTTTACCGGGGGAGAATCCTTATAACCCTTCTGACTACGAAGACCGCTTGAGAACCCTGTTCCCCCCGGAGTGGATCAAAAGGTATCTTGAGGGCGACTGGGATATTATGACGGAGGGCAATTATCTCTTCCCCTACAAGTGGGTCAAAATGGCAGTTGAGAGGAACTTGGAAGAGACCTCTCCCTGCGAGTTGGGGGTCGATGTGGCCCGGTATGGCGGAGACGAGAATGTGATAGCCCGCAGGCGGGGGCCGGTGGTGAGGATAGTCCATAGCTCAGTATTTGTTAGCACTATGCAGACCACAGGGGAGACGGCCTTGATAATTGACAAGGAAAAACCTGAAACTGCAAGAGTTGATACCGTCGGGGTAGGAGGGGGAGTTTATGACCGGCTGGAAGAGCAGGAGTATCCAGTGGCGGAGTTTGTAGCCGGTGCAGAGCCGAAAGACAAAGAGAGATTCTTTAATTTGAGAGCCGAAGCCCATTGGCTATTTAGGGAAAGACTGGAAAAAGGGGATGTGGACTTACCGGATGATCCACAGATGATAGCAGAGTTTTCGGGGATTCAGTATAAGATCAGGAGCGATAAGAAGATCCAAGTCGAGTCCAAAGATGATATGAAGAAAAGGGGTTTGAAGTCTCCTAATAAAGCTGACGCAATTATTATGTCTTTCGTTGGGAAAGCGTATATGAAGGAGAGTGTCTTTATTATTGAATGAAAAGAGGGTATTTCTGTGATGGGCTTTAATAGCGAGGAAAATGCTATTCGTCCATCGTGCGGTGAGTTTTTTGTAGATTGATTTACCGAAGAGGTGAGAATTGAGTGGGACTACTAAATAAAATAGGAGCGTTTTTCTACACCCGTAAATCAGCCAAGATGGGCTGGATTGACTCCTCCTTCTGGGGGCTGGGTGAGGGCAAGATGCAGCCCACGGACTTTGACCGCCAGGTGAGGGCTTACCGGGACACGGTATTTAGCTGCGTCAACATCAATGCGAGCACTATGGCGGGTGTGCCGTTAAGGCTGTACGTGGCAAAGGGGAGCAAGAGTAAGACGTTCAAACTTACTGAGACCAAACAGGTCAGCAAGCGACAGAAGGATTACCTGTTCTCCGAGGCATCACTGCAATCTTACTTAAGGAAAGCGGTTGACGTAGAAGAGGTAGTGGACCACCCGTTCTTTGACCTTATGAGGAACGTCAACGGGTTCAACAACCAGTTTGACTTAAAGGAACTGACGACCATATTCCTTGAGCTTACAGGGAATGGTTATTGGTATTGTCCTTCAAGTGGGCTGGGAACCCCGGCTGAGATATGGGTGCTTTACTCTCAGTGGATGAAGATTATCCCCGATCCGAAGAAGTTTATTAAGGGGTATATTCTTGAGAGGGGGATGAAAAAAATCAAGTTTGATGAGTCCGAGATTGTCCATTTCAAGTACCCCTCGCCGTTCAGCGAGTTCTACGGGATGGGGCCGCTGATGGGGGCGGCAAATGCTTATGACCTTGAAAAGGATATGACTGACTATGAGAAGGCTATGTTTGAGAATATGGGAAGACCGGATATAGCTATAATTGCTAAAAAGGGTCTACAAAAGGGCATGCAAGAAAGACTAGGAAAAATGTGGAAGGGTGCTTATGGCGGGCCGAAAAAGGCCGGGAAGGTCGCTATTATACAAGCAGATTTAGAGATAAAGGACTTTGGCTTCCCGCCCCGGGAGATGAGCTACCTTCAGGGGAGAAAGAGAACTCTACAGCAGATTGCCAATGCGTTCGGGATTCCCCTGTCTTTATTGACCACAGAATCGGTAAACAGGAGCAACGCCGAGCAGGGTAACTACCAGCACGCTAAGAATACAATACTTCCTCGGTGTAGAAGGTTCGAGGAGAAGTTGAATGAGAAGCTTTTGTCCCGATATGATGAGAAGCTTTTTTGCGCCTTCGATAACCCCGTTCCCGAAGATGTGGAAATTAAACTGAAGGAGAGGGAAAGCAATCTTAAAACAGGGTATAGCTCGATAAACCAGGAGCGCCAGGAGGACGGGCAGGATAAAGTAGACTGGGGGGGTGTTCCTATTTTGCCGACAACCCATGCGCCTATTAGCTTAGGCGGAGCGAGTAAGGAAAAACAGGAGTTTGAGGACTTGGTTAAGGATGTCGCTAGAGAAATAGCCGAGAAGATTGGAGACAGTCCAACTAACGACGAAAAACTCCGAGAGCGCAAATGGCAGACATTCATCAAGCGCCAATCACCCTACGAGAGCAAATTCAGGGACAAACTCAAGGAGCTATTCGGCAAGCAGGAAGCCGAAGTCCTAGCCAATATGAAGCACTCCCCTAAAGCTGTCAAGAAGCCATTACCGCCCAAGTTGCCGGACTGGGAAGAACTCTGGTTGTTCAATCAGGCCATATGGGTTGAGCGGTTCGGCAAGGAAGGGAAACCCTTTATCGGTGGGGTTATGGAGAGCGTGGGGACATCTACGTTAGCGGACTTAGTAGTCGGGATTGATTTTGATATTGAGTCCCCCGCAGCAGTTCAATTTCAGAAAAAGTTTATTAAGAAATATTCCGAGGAAGTAAATAAAGCTACTGTAGACAGCCTAAAGAAAACCCTACAAGAAGGGATAAGAGAGGGGGAGAGCATTCCTCACCTAAGGAAGCGAGTAAGTAAAGTATTTGATTTTGCCGAGAGACAAAGGTCGACTATGATAGCCCGCACTGAGACAATACGAGCGAGCAATTTTGGTGCGGAGGAAGCATTCATACAGTCGGGAGTTGTCGAGGGGAAGGAGTGGTTGGCTGCCACAGACGAACGAACTTGCCCTGAGTGCATGGAGATGGACGGAAAGAAGGCGGGGCTTAGTAAGTCCTTTGATACGGGGAAATTAGATATTGACTTGGATTATACGGAGGGCGAAATGCCGTATCCGCCCCTCCACGTATCGTGCAGGTGTACAATAACTGCGATATTGGTGGAGTAAATAATGCCTTTACCAAAAGACCCTATAAAACGTGAGCTATGGAGACAACGACAAAGCATAGCGCAGACAGGAAAAAAACAATCAAAAGAGCATATAGAAAAAAGACGTATAAGTCTTATAACTGGATTATATAGAGCTAATACTGTTATTTGTGCTAATTGCGGAGAGGAATTAAAGAGGATACCTTGTAGAGCTAAGGGACGAAATTACTGTAATGCTAAATGCCAAATGGAATATGAATATGCTAATGGAACAAGAGATAGATTTAGTATTACTGAGAAAGCCCATGAAAAAATAAGACAGGAAGGTCAGCCTAAATTACGAGGGAAACCTTCGTGGAGTGCTGGCAAGAAATGTCCTCAATTTGCTAAGTTTGGCAAAGCTAATCCTATGTATCATAAATACGGAGAGAACCATCATAATTATAAAGATGGGCAAACTGTTTTGAGAAAGCTCTTATGGAATAGGGTCGAATATAAAGAATGGAGAAAGGCCGTATATGAACGAGACAATTACACCTGCCAACTCTGCGGTGACAACCGAGGCGGCAATTTGAATGCTCATCATAAAAAGAGTTTTAAGGATTTCCCAGAGTTAAGATATGATGCTGATAATGGTATTACATTATGTCAGACTTGCCACAGGGAAATGCATAGAAAAGTGGCACCTATTTTAGTGCCGATTTTGATTGAATAAAAGGAGGATTTAGTGAAGAAAATAGATCATAATAAGATAGTACAGAAAGCGGAAGCTAGGGGTTCAATTAGATCAGAGCCATTTTCAATGGTTTGGTACGATATTATCAGGGCTAATACTGAAAAGATAAACGAAATTGTAGAGTTTATAAACAATCTTTGACAATAAACTCCCCGCCCTTACCTCATGTAACGGCGGGCAATATTGGGGCTGTGACTGAATTAAGCCTGATCACGGGCTAAGGTATCTCACCGGAGGGGTGCGCCAAGCGGTCGAGGACTCCGGATGGAGAGTATCCCCTTGAAACCCCTTCTATAAGAAGGCGTTGCAGTGATCCTGGGGATTGCAGGTATGCAAAAATCCTGCCAGCCCCCTTGCTATTATAAAAAGAACATTTAGGAGATGATAATTATGAAGGACTTTGTGACAGAGCGCCTCAAGCTCAAGGACTTATATCCCGAGCGAGCCGAGGCTCTGGCGAAAGAGCACGACATTGACATTGAGGATTTGGAGCTGGTAAAAAAGGGAGTCGTATCTGAGAAGATTGAGACAGTTGAGAAGGAAAGGGCAGTGATTAGTTTTATCAATATGGAAACTGTAGATAGGGATAACGAAATTATAGATCCTGATGGAGCGATCCTTAAACATTATAATAAGACCGTTCCTTACGGGCATGATTACCGGGGACTCCCTATGGGCAAGAGCATGTGGATTAAAAAAGCTACTAAGAAGGGTAAAAGAGGGCTTTTGGCAAAGACGATATTCCTTAAACGTCCTGCTATCAACGAAGAGCTTTACCATATGTTTACTGACGATGTTGCTGGCACTGGCCCAGCATTAAATAGTTGGAGTATCGGTTTTATTCCTTTGGAATGGGAGGATCTTGAGAGAAAAGGTGATCCTAAAGAAGGAGAGGCCGACATTAGACCCAGGCGCAAATATACAAAATGGGAACTCTTGGAATATTCAGGGGTAATGATCCCCTCCAACCGTGAGGCCTTGACCGAGATGGTGGCGAAGGGGCTGATAAAATCGGAGAAGTTGAAGGAAGAAATTATTGAGTGTATTGGTGATGAGTGTGCTGTTGAGGAATTAGACAACGACTATGATAATGTTGTTTATAATTCAAGCGGTTTAATCACCAAACCCGAGGAGACCGACGACTTTATCCGCATTCCCGTGAGAGACTGCGAGGTAACCGCTACTATCACCATATCAGAGAAGCAAGGCATAACAGCCCTCTATTGCGGGAAGATAAAGAAGATTCGGACATACATTTTTAACAAGAAGCCTCCCTACAACTGGACGATGAAGAAAGCTCAGGCGTGGGTGAAGGAGCACGGGAAAGACATTAAGATTGAAACTATAAAAGCGTATGGCAAAGAACTTACTTTTGTTGTTGAGGGGGATAAAACACTTGAGTTTATCTCACCCAAAGAAAAGGAAACAGAAGGGACAGTAGAAATTGCCATGAAAGAAGGGGCTGATTTTGAGGAAATAAAAGACCTGCTTAATCTGGATGAAGAAAATAGGCAATTTATAGAGGCGGCAGGCATCGATAAAGCCAAATACAACTGCGAATGCATTTCCTGCGGCTGGAAGCATATATCAGAAAAACATTGTAATACCTATAAATGCGAAAAATGCGGTGGGACTATGCGCCGTGTAGGAAGGCCGGGGCCAGGGCAGGAGTCTGGGGAGGTGATTGAGTTGGAAGATAAGAAGCCCATTAAAGAGAATGTAGAGGAAGAACCGAAGCAAACAGTAGGAGAGGTTACTATTAAAATCAAAGGAGACGCTTCTGAACTTGAGGCTGAACTGGAAAAACTCAGAAAGAAATATGAAAAGATAGCAGATATAAATTGGAGCAAGTTTGCAGAGGAGATCCAGCCCCAGCTTATTGAGATGATAGAAGAATTAAGGGAGGAGATTAAATCCCTCAAGGAAGGCCGCGTCCTCTCCTCGAAGAACCGCAAGCTCATTCAGGACTGCCTGGCTAGTATGGAAGCTGCTATACCCCCTTTAAAGACTCTCTTGACGGCGACTGAACCTCCCCAGCGGGAGGAGTTTGAGCTGGAGGTAGAGGAGCAGAAAAACCCTGAACCCGACCCTAAATTGAGAAATCCATTGGAAAGTCCAATGGAAATAGACAAAGACAGCCTTACAGAGAACATAGCATCCATTATAAAAAACAAGATTGAGGAAATGGTGCAGGGTGCGATAAAGAAGGCGCGGGGAAAGGTGGAATAATCGGGGCGAGATATAGTTCGACTTGAATTTAGGGGGAGCGCCGGAATGGTGTGAACTCTAAATCAAGGAAGTCGGTGCAATTCCGACTCGCTCCATTAGGGAAAATCGCTCTTTGAAAAAGGGGGAACAGGATAGTGACTATTCCAAAGTCAGAGGTATTAGGCTTCGCACAGTAGTTATCGGAGACAGAGCAAAACTGTTAGATAGCGAAGACGAGACCGGAGATGCTAGGTAGAGGATAGTTTGCTTCCGAGTAACTTTTTGGAGGTGAACTATAAATGAAACTCACACAAGAAGATTTAAACAAACTTATTGCTGACGAAGTAGCAAAGCTCTCTCCTTCAGTAGATATGGAGGAAGTCGGCAAGGTAGTCGACGAGCAGCTTAAAGAACTCAAGAAGCCTGCAGACAACAAGGTTGAGGCAGGTGAGGTTGAGCCCGACGGAAAGCAGTGGAAATCCTTCGGCGAGCAGCTTCAGGCAATGCACAGGGCTGAACTGACGCACGGACACGACATCGATCCCAGATTAATCAGGGCTCCGATAGGTAAGACAGTCTCCGGTCTGAGCGAAGGCGTGGATTCGGAGGGCGGATTCTTAGTCGCTCCCCAATACGTGGCTGGACTAATCAAGTCTACCTACGAGACTGGTGTTCTGGTGAAGGATTGTCGAAGAGTACCGGTTACTGGTAATAGGGTCATAATGAATGCTCTTGCAGAGACTTCCAGAGCTAATGGCTCAAGGTGGGGCGGAATCCAAGCTTATTGGTCTGCTGAGGCTGATGAAAAGACTAAATCAAAGCCCAAATTCAGGCAGATTGACCTGAAGTTAAACAAACTCACTGGCCTCTACTATGCTACCGATGAAGTGCTCCAGGATGCAAAGGCATTGGAGAGTGTTGTTAGCCAGGGATTTGCCGAGGAGTTCGGCTTCAAGATTGACGATGCGATCATCAATGGTCTTGGAACCGGCGAGCCACTTGGAATCCTCAATAGTGGGGGTGTAGTGGAAGTGGCGATAGAAACGGGCCAAGGTGCTGCGACTCTACTGCCAGAAAATGTTGAAAAAATGTGGAACTCTATGCCCTCTAAGAACCGGTTGAAGGCTAAGTGGTACATCAACCAGGACGTGGAGTCTGAGTTCCCGAAGATGGCCTATCCCGTAGGAACTGCGGCTATTTCCGCTTTTGTTCCTCCCAAGGACATTGGGAGCAAGGCACCCGCTGGAACTCTTAAGGGAAGACCTATTGTCCCGATAGAGCAGGCTCAAGCATTGGGAACTGTTGGGGATATTATTTTTGCGGATCTGAGCGAGTATATCATAATTGAGAAGGGGCCTATGGAGTCGGCAGTTTCAATTCACGTCAGATTCATCAACGATGAAACGGTGTTTAGATTTGTGTATAGAATTGATGGACAACCGATTTGGAATGCGGCTGTGACTGCCTTTAAGGGCGGAACCGACAGAAGCCCATACGTTGTTTTGGGCGAACGTGCATAACGATAATTAGTGGGGGTGCGGCTTTCGCTGTGCCCTCACTTTGGAGTTAACAATTGGTTGATACGATTTGTCCATATTGTGGTAAGACATTTCAGACTTATCCGTCTTGGGTGGGTAGAAAATATTGTCCCGATTGCAAAGGGAAGGATAAAAAAGTAGAGGTTAAATGTGCTTGGTGTGGAAAATCTAAAAAGATTAAACCATCACAATTCAGAGATAGTAAAAATAAAAGATTTTATTGTAATTTTGACTGTAAAGGTAAATGGCTATCAGCTAATCGAAGTGGTTCTGCTAATTCTAATTACAAAGGCGGACAGGTTGAGGTATTCTGTGAAATATGCGGTAAACCGAAAATGATATATACAAGCAAACAGTATAAGTACTCTATTTGTAATAATTCTGAATGTAGAGCGGCTCTTAACACGAAGCTTTTAAGTGGCCACAACAATGGTAATAGAAAGTTACATCCACCGATAGAAGTGCATTGTAGTTATTGTGGAAAAGTGCATAAAATTTCACCTAACAGATTACAATATAAAAATCATTTCTGTAAGGATTCAGACTGTCAAGCTAAATGGATGAGCGAAAATCTAATAGGTGAAAAAAATGCAAATTGGAGAGGTGGTTTTCCTGGAAAGTGTGATTATTGTGGTAAGGATATTTGGATTAAGCCTTCGAGGCAAGACCGTGAGGTGCATTTTTGCGACAAAAAGTGCGTAGCCAAATGGCTATCGGAAAATACAAATGGAGAAAAATCTTCTAACTGGCAAGGTGGAAAATCTTTTGAACCATACGGAGTTGAATTTAACAATAATCTAAAAGAAGCTATTAGGCAAAGGGATGGTTATAAATGCCAAATCTGTGGTTGTTCTGAGTTGGAGAACATCAGGAAGTTACCAGTTCATCACATAGATTATGATAAAACCAATAATCATCCTGACAATTTAATAGCTCTTTGTGATGGTTGCCACTCCAAGACTGGTGTTAATCGTCAGAAATGGATTAGGTATTTTGCTAGAAAAAACGAGAAAGTAAAAGATAGGCAATTGTGTTTCAGGAGGTGAATACAGATGATTTTCAGCCAACATCATAAAGTAATTAACGGGATAGTGCCAGTAGCTGATACATTCAATGGTGATCCTCAGACCGACATCGTGAGCATGAAGAATTACAAGCATGTGACATTCCTTGTAATGACGGGGGCGGCTGCTGACAATACCAACACAATAACGGTGCAAGCGGGAACCGCAGTAGATTCCTGTGCTACTGATATTGTCTTCAAATATAGAAAGATTGTATCAGGTGACACTTACGGAGCATTGACCCAGGCTACTACTACAGGCTTCAGCCTCACGGCATCGACTGCCAATCAATATGCTATCGTTGAGGTAGACGCTGAGACTGTGGCTGCTGGCGGAACTAATTACGACTGCGTAGCGCTGACCGTCACCGAGGCAGGAAGTGCGGCACCTCAGGTGGGGTGCGTAGTGGCGATATTGTCCGAGCCAAGGTATCCCCAGGAACTGCTGGATACAGCAATAACCGACTAGGAGTTGAGCATTGAAGGTTAAACTTAATAGCCCCTGGAGGGGGTATAAGAGGAATGAGACAATTGACGTGCCTGAGAAGATAGGGGAGTCGCTTATCGTACTTGCTATAGCAGTAGCGGTTCCCCAGAAAAAAAAGGCAACCAGAAAAACGGCGAAACCCTATAAGCCCCCCTTTAAAAAGGGTATTAATCCCTTTACGGGTGCGGTTTTAAATGTTCCAGTTACAAAGAAACAGGGCAAGAAAAAATAATGTGGATTAGACTCATTAGAGACTGGAACAGCTACAGGAAAGGAAGCATTTTGGAGCTTCCCGATACAGAGGGACTTGAGCTTATCATCGCTCACAAGGCGATAAAGGCTCACGAGGGGGACTATATGAGGAATCTCGGCTCCCCTCCTATGGACAAAATGATGAAAGAGCCGAGGAGAGCCAAATAGGAGGTATTTTGATGTTTAGAGATTTTCCACCTAAAGATGAACCAGGAACAGGAATTTAAATAACCTATTTTGGTTGGCTTTTAGCCAACTGCCCAAAGGGGGTGAAATAGAATGAGTAGAACTAGGTGTATTTACAACTGGCATAACTCGGGAAGGCAGGTCTTTTATGACGGTTCGACTTTCGAGACTCTCAAGGCCATGTTCCCAGTCGTTTTTAATGACGACTTCATCGGGGCAGACGTAGTTATTCCAGCATCGGGCTCGGTAGAGTCGGGTTGTAAGTGGTCAAAGAAGATTGTAGGGGCTGCCCCTCCAACAGTAGCAAAAACAGCAGATGGGGTTAATGGGATGGTTTTAGGCTCTTTGACTTCTGCTAGCCAGAAGCAAGACGCTGCCCTTCATATGAATGATGAGCTAATGTTCAGCATTGCTCAGGGAGCGATATTCGAGGCACGATTAGCATTGACGACCCTTCCCACGTTACTTGCTATTGCGTCTTTTGGTCTCTGGGGAGCGTGGGCTGATGGTGGGAGTGCATATCGTGTGGGCTTTGAAGTCCCCGCTGGTGGAATTGTTACCTGCGAGTCAGATGACGCTATTACCGATATACCTGCCGCTTCGACGGTCACTCTGGTAGCTGGAACTTACTACATTTTCAGGATTGACTGCACGGACCAAGCCGACATCAAGTTTTTCATTGATGGGGTGAGGGTCTGCGCGAGCACGACTTTTGCCAATGCTGCCAGTGCCGCTAATTCTAAATCTCAACCGCATTTGGGATTATACAAGGCTTCTGGTGAGGGTCTTGGTGTGCTTTCGGTAGATTACGTGAAAGTTTGGCAGAATCGAAGTTAAGGATATTAGGGCGGGTCTTATCGGGCCCGCCCGTTGAGGGGGAATAAAATGACAGTATCATTGATGACAAATATTCAAAGATGGGTAGGTCTGTCGACCGATACAAAACCAACTTCTGGGCCAGTGGGTTCAACGTTTTTTGAAGTGAATACTGGGCAGAGTTGGATTTGGAATGGCACAGACTGGATTGAAGACTTAACTTTAATTCATGCGCTCACAGAAGCGTTAAGAGAAAGAGGGAGGTAATAAAAAATGCAAGCAGAAGCAAGAGTAGGACAAATTTCTGCAGCAGAGGGAACTGTAAATCCATTGGTGTCTGATAGGCTTGGAGCATTGGTTACTAATAGTGGAAGATATACTGAGGCGGCCCTTGCCGGTCGGTTATTTTCGGTGGCAAATCAGGCAGCAGTTGCAGTGACGGCTGCGTATGCTCTTACCTGGACGGGTTTAGGCATAGCGAACATAGCAGCATCCACAAAGAATCTTGTCATCCATGAATTTGGGTGGTCAACGGATGTTGTCAATCCGGCCGAGGGCGTTGTGGGTCTAATGACAGGAACCCATGTGGGTTTCGTCGCTGCCCTAACAGCAAAAAGCGCCTTTTCTGGGACAGGGACTTCAGTAGCCTATTGTGATGACGGTGCGACATTAACTACGGCTCCGGTTTTGGAACGAGTTTGTGGGTCAACAATGGAAGGAGCAATATCGACCGTTCCCCAGTTAAATGCCAACATTTATCATGTAAATGGCAGTATAATTCTTGCGCCAGGGCGTTCGGTTATGACTTATCACAGCATTGGGGGAACAGCGTCCCTGATATTCTATTTTTTATGGGAAGAAGTACCAGTGTAAGGATGAGGTGGCAGAGAATAATCTGCCACCTACCATTTTGGGAAAGGAAACAATAGGAGCTGGTTAGGGTGAGTAAATGGGATATAGGCCAGTGGGTCAGCGGTATCTGCGTAATTACCGGAGTAGCAATAGAGATAGTCATGCGGGCTCATCTGGGGTTTGTATTAATCACGCTAGGGGGTTTAGGTTGGGGAATGTTCACTAAGTTTAAGGGGAAATAATGAACCTGTTAACAGTCAATTTTCCTTTATGAATTCCCCCGATGAAGTATTGGGGATGTAAATTGGATAAGCCTTACTGGATGTTTACTTCTATGTTCCCTGGGGGTTTTATTCAGACCATTCATGGCTTAAATTAGGAGGGAAAAATGGAAAAAATTAAATTTATTAAAATGAATGGAAAGCTTATTGTTGATGCTACTCACAAAGAAATAGTGGAAAAGCTAAATGAATTGGTAGAAGGTTATAATAAGATAAGAGAGGAAACGACTTACCTGTATGGATGGTTTAGAGGAGAGAATAGATAAGATAATAAAGCATATTAATAGGTATAGCACCTATAAGATACAGGGATTGAATTTAGGGAAATAATATGGCTAATAATTACTATTGGTGCATAGCATTGACCGGGGGAACCGCTGGATGCCTGGACGCTATAGATGGGGCAGGTCTTACTGATAAGGATATCGCTCGGGTGATCGTCCCTGGAGATGCTACCTATACATATGCACTCGATGCCGATTCAGGTTTAGCTGAAAGCTCTCCCGATATTATAGCCCCGGACACTAACGCAGGAAATAAAAGGTGGATATTATTACCAGCAGAGAGTGCAAGGGGACTACCCTACGACGAGGCTTATAAGGCTTACTTAGTAACACGCAAGTGAGGTGAGAATAAATGGCACAATACAGAGTACCAGTACTGGAGCATTTCCATTTTCAGCCATCGGTCAAAGACAAGGATTTAACCGCTCCACCGACTTCTCCATCGAAGGCAGATAGATACCTGGTAAATGGCGCAGGTTCTGGAGATTGGTCTGGCAAAGATAACCACATAATGACCTATAGTGGGGCAGCCTGGTTGGACGATACGCCAGCCGAAGGATGGATGTGTTGGGTTGACGATGAGAATGAGTTTTACGTGTTTGACGGCTCAAGCTGGAATAAGTATGTGGGTGAGACGGGGGCCACTGGGGCAACCGGAGCAACTGGAGCCACGGGGGCAACCGGAGCCACAGGAGCTACAGGAGCTACAGGTGCTACCGGGCCAAGCGGTCCTACGGGAGCAACAGGGCCGACGGGACCTGGAGCGACTTACGATAGCGACTATCAATGCTTGCTGATTACATCACCATAAGAAGGGAGGAGTAAGGTGGCATGGAGCAAGGAGCAAAAAACAACCTTCGCAAGAGGTATGAAACATTTAGAAACCGTTCTTTCTAAAAATGGTGTTCAGGTTTTTTTGACAGGAGGGACTCTTTTGGGGGCCGTGAGAGAGCATGGGGTTATACCCACGGATAAAGACATAGATATGGCTTATCTCTCAAAAAAGGAAAACGTCAGAGACGTGATGCTGGAGTTCGAGAATAAGATAAAGCCCTCACTGGAGAAAAACGGATTTGCTGTGAGAAATGTGGCTAATTTATGGCAGGGTAAAGTAAGAATAATGCTCGGTCAGCACTACGTTGAGGAGAATAGATACACTTACTTTACGAACATTCCTAACGTCTGGTTTGACATCTGGACTTACTGGTTCGATGAGCATGGATTAAACGTAGTCCCCTGTTTTTCTCACGAGCAGTGTTGGGAAGCCTCAGACTTTTTGCCTCTCAAGGAGACGGATTTTGAAGGGTATAAATTCCTGATCCCTAAATATTCTGAGAAGTTCCTTATCAGGCTCTATGGTAAGGACTGGAAGATACCTCAAAGCAAAAGAAGTCCGTGGAATGGCTACTTTCAGCAACGGCGTCTGATAGTAATAAACTCCCCTGACGAGAAATATAAAAAGGTGATAAAGTCGGTGGATTTTCACGACCTGATTTATCTCTCATTTGAGGATGTGCTGGAAAATCTTCCTAAATATGATGTGGACGGAATCTATATCCCTGTCAGGGAATACTCAATTACTCAGATAGGAGAGCTTGTCAAAAAGGCCAGAATGAAAAAAGTAACCATCGGACTGGTAGGAAGGATTTCGGGTAAGCTGGTAGAGAAAATAAGAGAGGGAGGAGTGTTTTGGGTAAGATGAAGTTGCTTCAGCATTATGAGAACTTGCTGAGTTCTTATAAGGCGAATGAAGAGTTTTTCTCCAAGGAAGGTTTCGAATTTTCAATTGCCGACAGAATTTTGCACATAGCTTTGCTTTATCCCTGGGACATGTATTATTTGTTTTATTATGCTAAGCGAATCCCGGATAAAGGTAGCTATTTAGAGATTGGGGGAGGTTATGGTAGCTCAACTTTGTGTGTGTACTTGGCTACTCAGCTGGTGGGAACTACTGTTAGTCTTATAACAATTGACCCATTTGTCCCGTTCGATGGTGCTCGAAATGCTTCAAGAGGTCATTTCATTGAGAATACAAAAGATATTTCTCATTTGAGGGTTATCAATTGCCCCTCAGATGTAGCGAAATCTCAAATAGTTGATAATTCAG